GTCCTGGTGGATGGTATATCGAGAACTCCTTGACCACTTTGGGCAAGAAAGATCCAGTGTCCGAACTGAATCGCGAACTGTGGAACAGTGGTGCTGACTCTGACAAAGAGATCGCACGTAAGCAGAAGCGTAAGCTGTCCTACTACAGCAACATCTATGTTGTGAAGGATCCTGCTAACCCTTCTAACGAAGGTCGCGTCTTCCTCTACAAGTTCGGTAAGAAGATCTTCGACAAGATCACTGAGGCGATGCAACCTGCTTTCGCTGATGAGACGCCGATCAATCCTTTCGATCTCTGGAAGGGTGCTGACTTCAAGGTCAAGATCCGCAAGGTCGAAGGTTACTGGAACTACGACAAGTCTGAGTTCGACTCTCCTAGCACCCTTGGTGACATGGATGACAACGATCTCGAAGCAGTGTGGAAGAAAGAGTACAGTCTCGCATCGTTCACTGCTGATGACCAGTTCAAGACTTATGCTGAACTGAAGACTCGCCTGGACACCGTGCTTCGTAACAAGCCTGTTAACGAGGTACAAGAGGACCTGGAGGATGAGAGCGAAGGTCGTTTCACACCGAACTTCAACAGTCCTGACATCACTCCTTCTGCCCCTGCTCGTGCTCCTGCTCCAGCAGCAGAAGAAGACGATGCTCTCTCCTACTTTGCTAAACTTGCTGAAGGCGAATGAAGATATTTCTTGATACGGCGGATCTTCCAACGATCCGTCGCCTGTGGGATACAGGTTTGATTGATGGCGTCACTACCAACCCTACCCTGATCTACAAGGCAGGTAACCATCCCGAGTCTGTCTATGACGAACTCGTGGAACTTGGGGTCCCTGACATCTCCATGGAGGTTGTTGGTGACTATGATGAGATGCTGAACGAAGGTTTCCGCCTTGCTGACAAGTACAAGACCAACGCTACCATCAAGCTTCCATGTAATGTGGATGGTCTGATGGTGTGTAAGGAACTGTCCAAGCGTCACATCCGAACCAACGTGACTCTGATCTTTAGCGCTGCTCAAGCGATTCTCGCTTCCAAGGCAGGTGCTACCTATGTGTCTCCCTTTGTGGGACGCCTGGATGATCAGTCAGTCGCAGGTCTGGAGGTTGTTCGTTCTATCTCTGAGGTTTATCGCATCCACCGTCGCGAGACTCAAGTCCTGGCAGCATCCATCCGCAACGTACAACGTGCTGTGCGGTCATGGTACAACGGTGCTGAGATTTGTACGATGCCACCCAAAGTCTTTGAGGACATGTATAATCACATCCTCACTGATAAGGGTATTGAAATCTTTGAGAAGGACTGGGCAGGTATCCCTAAGGTCACTGGATTTTAACTTCGTGCTCTGACATCGCGAGGTCTAGACTACCCGCTCTATTCAAGGTCTGGATGTACGCATCCGCAAAGTCCCTGATATGGGCGGGTCTTATTAGTTTGATATCTCTACGAGCATCATTGTCACGAGTTTCTTTTTCGTAGTAGCTGACTGTTTTTACAGGGTTTACAGTTACACCAGCAGATGCTGTACCGTCGAAGTAAGTAATGGAGAAGTTACTAGGTACTTGCTTTCCTGCTTCAATAATCGTTCTATCCAGAGCGTCCACTACCTTTGTGGTTTCGTAGTGTGAGGTAGCATCTGGGTTCGGATACTTAGCATACACATACTCCTTCAGGGCAGCAGAAGACATTGGCCAGTCCCTGTGGAAGTTAGTGATATCATTGACCATCATAATGGTCCAACCAAAGAACACATTCTCATAGTAGTTGTAACTGATCGTCTCAGGAGTCTCTCCATCCTGGATGGTGTACACATCAAACAGAGTCAGTGAGGTCAGATACGTATCCAGAACCTCATTTCTACGCCAAATATTCTTAACGAGAAGGAACTCTGGATCAGTGATTGAATCTGAGTAGTTGTAAGCCACTTCTGGCATATTTTGAAATAACATCAGAATGCTCCTGCCTCTAGATCAGATTGTGTAAGTGCGGTGAGTTCGTTGAATGTGAGTGAGATAGTCTGAAGGGGAATATCACCTGTGAATGTAGTCAAGAAGTTGTTAGCGGGTGTAGTGTTCACCGACAATCTTGAAAGAGCACAAAGCTTTGTCTTTGGCATCATTGGATGAGGGATTGCTCTATCCGCTGTTCCTGACTCTGGGTTCGCAGGAATGAACATTGGTTCCAGAACAAAGACATCAGGAAAACCAAGTAGACCACCAGTTCCTTGTGGTGTTGCTGTAGGGTGCATACCTACTTTGAACCATTCAATAATACCTTCGATCTCACCTGCTTCAGTATCATCTCTGGCAAACAATTCAAAGGTGACATCAAAAGAACGCATCTGCATTCTAGAGAACATCATCATGGCATTTTCATTAGGTGCCAGACCACCAAGACCTAGGAGGTTAGTTGGTGTAAGTTGACTGTTGACACCCAGTGGGTTTATAGCACCATTCGCAGCTGCCGAAGCAAGAGAACCAATGTCAATGTTAAAACCAGCACCAGCACTAATCCCAGCACTGAACTTCGACATCATTCCGCCAGCAACTTGACCAGCAGCATTAGCACCAGCAGCGAGAGCACCAGTGGAGATCATTTGACCGAATGTTCCAGCAGGATCTTCAAGGATACGTGCCATGGTGCCGAGTTTGAACTCATTGCTCCATGAAGCATCGTAAGAATACTGGAACTCGTTAGGCAGAGGAAGTTTACATACAGAGTAAGCAGTATCTGATGCTAACTTTGCTTTCTTTTTATACTCTAGTAATTCACTAGCATTATTGAATTCTCTACCATCTTGTGTTGTGATGGGAAACTTGACGTTACTGTAGTCTTGTGCTACTTCTGGTCTCTTGTTAGCAGCACGTTTACTACTAGCACCTTGATATCTACCTCGTAAGTTCTCTCTGATTGCTCTCTTCAAAAAGACATCAGTACCAGTACCAGTGGTACCCTGACCACCATTGAAGAGCTGACTACCAGCACTACGAATTGCGTTAGTAAACGCTTTAGCAGCTTGATTTCTACCAAGACCACCTAGGACATCATTCTGCCTCTTGTCTTGAGCAGCAGCGGACAATCCTTCCATGTACTTATACTTCGTGATGCTGAAGTATGAAGCATATGGGATGGCATCAATGCCAATAGGATATGTTCGTGTAGTTCCTTGGAGTGGACCTGATGGTTTTCCTTTGGGATCTGTATTTGTAGTGTTACCTAGACCTACCATTATCGATTCCGATGAAATTTATCTAGTGGGAGTTGACTCAGCAGCGGAACATCAGTCTCGTCAACTTCAAAGAACAGGTTGTCTGCCTTTTGAGGAATGTAATAATGAAATGTAGCCGCAGGCATTTGTTTATTATTTAGACTCTTCAGGCGCTGGTTTGGACTTATATAATGTAAGTTCGCACCCAGAATCTGATTGCCTTTTATCTCTAGCACCTGGATCAGTGGGTATTGGTCCCACTCTCTCAGCACTGATTTGAATTTTGGGTCATACTCGAAGAAGTAGTAATTGCCTTCCTCAACGTTCTCTACTGCGTTATCATAGAGGATGTTGAATACTTCTTCTCGTAACTTTTGTTTTGAGATCTTCCTTCCTTTTAGATCTGTGATGAGATGTTCAAACTTTGAGTTCGCGTTCGGTGATGATTTTGAACTGCCAAAGCCTGTCCCTGCAGTATTCCCTCGCTGCTTCCCATTTTGCTTGGTTGATGGCATAAGTCGCGACCTCCGTTAGGTATCGTTTGGTCTTCTTTGCTTGAGGCTTAGGACCTTCGACTTGTGCCTTAGGTTTCACCTCAACTAGATATGATTGGATTGAACCATTCGTGTTTCTTACCTTCATGTAGAAGTCAGGGAAATAGAGATGATACCGATTATCTTTGGGCGATCTATATGGTATCGCGATCTCTTCGGACGACCACTCAACTACTTTCTCTGTGTGATCACAGTAGTACATGAACTTACGCTCCCACAGAGAGCGGTAGATGATCCCTGTTGGATCTCCTTTGTACTTGCTGTAGTTACTTGGCTTATATTTCCCTTTGTAGGACGGCATAAATAAATAAGATCACCCCTATACGGGTATTTATGGGTATCCCCTCAGTTACCAGATTCTTATCAAAGATTAACAACTCGATCAGCAGCGGTAACCTGTATGACATTGAGTTTTCTTTCCCTCCTCAACCTGCCTTCAAAGGTGGGAAGCCGAGTCTTGGTGACTGGTTGGCGCAGGCGACTAATCCTCCCGATTCCAGTAGAAGAACTGCTAGACTCGATGGTGAGATGATTAGTATGCTTGCTAATGAGGTTCAGATTCCTGGTGTCAACATGACATCTCAGGATGTTCGTGGTGTCAAGAAAGGTATCAATATGAAACCTGCCATGGCAAAGGTATATAATGAGATGGATCTATCGTTCATCCTGGACGTCAACTCCACACCGATGAGGTTCTTTCAAGCTTGGCAGGATTATATCGCAGGTAACTTTGAGGGTGCTGAGTATAATGGCGATCCTTATGGTGCCCTCTTTGCTAAGAAGGAGAAGCAAGCATTTGCTACTTCTTTCTACAATGATTATGTGTGCGATGTTACAATCAAGAAGTATGAGAAGTTTGATGGTACCAACTACGATAACTTCCACATAAAGCTTGTCAAAGCATACCCTTACATGGTATCATCAATACCATACAGTGCTGCCTCTAGTCAGGTGGTCAAATTGTCCGTGGGCATGTACTATGAGTACAGCACCCGCATTACTCCTCCGAAGCAACGGAAACAATCTGATTAATTATGCCCCTTCCTGAAATTAGCACTCCAACCTATGAGTTGGTTGTCCCTTCATCAAAGAAGAAACTTAAGTATCGTCCATTCCTGGTGAGAGAGCAAAAGATTCTCATCCTGGCAATGGAGAGTGAAAATGAAACACAGATCATTGATGCTATTACCAAGATCTTCAAGAACTGTATTCACTCACGGTTCAAAATGGAAGACCTCGCTCTGTTTGACGTAGAGTATATCTTCCTACAACTTCGTGGTCGTTCTGTACAAGAAACGATTGAGATTGAAGTTCCCTGTGATGATGATCCAGAGGTAAAGGTACCTGTCACATTCCCTGTGGATGATGTAAAGGTTATCTTCCCTGAGGGTCATGAGAGTGAGATCAAACTGACAGACGACATTGTTGCTGTCATGAAGTATCCAAACCTTGACTACTTTGCCAAGGTCAACATCATGGAAGAAGAACCAGATCCATATGAGTTGGTATCAGCCTGTATTGATCGTGTGTTTGCTAATGGTGAAGACTGTGGTGATTTTACGTCAGAAGAAGCAAAAGAATGGTTGGAGACTCTTACCAACGAACAGTTTGAGAAGGTTCAGAACTTCTTTGACACCATGCCCAAACTGAGTCATACGATTACTGTCAAGAATCCTAAGACTAAGGTAGAGACTACAACTGTTATCGAAGGACTGATTAATTTTTTCGGATAAGCCTCTTCCAAGAAGGGTTGGAAAGGTTCTATACGACTAACTTCGCCCTCGTACAGCATCATAAATATACATTGACAGATATTGAAAATATGATCCCTTGGGAGAGGGACATTTACGTGAACTTGCTTGCTAAGCATCTACAAGATGAAAGAGACCGCATCGAAGAAGAAAAACGCAAACGTAAATGATCAAACGTACGGCACTTAACAGACTACTAGGGGGCAAACTGGTCAAACCAGTTAGCTCGGTAGCTAAGAGTGCCAATGAAATGTTAGATACTGAGCATGAGTATCTAACTTATCTGAGAAACAGGAAGAAGTTCTTCTTCATGACTCAGGTACAACAAACCCAAGTAACTGTTGCTAAGAAAGGAAAAAAAGATCCTGAACAGCAAGTAGGTAGAGGTGGTGGAGGTCTTCCTTTTATACGTAGACGCCGCAAACCAACAAAGAAAGAAATAAGAGCAAGGTCGAAGAAGACCCGAGTCGGTCGCTTCATGCGTAATACCAAAGCGGCAGGTCTCCGCGCTGGTCGTCGCAGCGGTCTTGGTAAAGCTTATAACAACATCAATAAGACTGGGCAGCGTATTGGAACTAAGGTACGAGGTGCCCCTGGAAGAATAGTAGCAGGAACAAAAGGTACTGTTAGATCAGTAGGGGGTGGGGTTCAGCGTGGTACTACGGCTTTGATGCCCAAACCGACAAATGTTAGACCGTCGGTGGGAATTCAACCGAAGGTGACACCAACTCCAACTGCCCTGGGTCGCGGCGCTCGTGGTGCTGGTTTTCTCTCAAAGGCTGGTAATGTTGCTAAAAATGCTGGACCATTAAGAGTTCTGTTTGCTGGTCTAGAGTTTGGTGGAAGAAAAGCAGCAGGTCAGACTAATCTACAGGCAAGTGTAGGAA